AGAGATTTAGACCAAAGAGGCGGTGCTAACTATGTGAGAAGCGACTTCAAACTGGCAACAGCCGGTGATATCGTGGCAGACCCGTCTGCTCCAAACGCTTTCGTAGAGGGAATTATGGAAGGTAAAGAGTGGGTATGGGACCATGGTAGTCTAGTTGAGGCGGAAGTCTTTAACATGAAACAAAGAATTGAGAAGAAAACTCGACTAAAAGAAGATAAAATGAAGGCACTTGAATTTGCTAAATTCATGAAAATGATTAGTAATAAGTAGTTAAAAGTGCAAAGTTTTATAAATAATAGTACTAAATAAAAAATAAAAGGAGAACGTTCCAATGGCTACAGAAATAGACAAAACCATAGAGGAATTAGAAGCGGAAGTTTTGGCTGAGTTAGAAGAAGCCAATGGTGCTGATGCTCCTAAAAAATCTGCGGTAAAAGCAGAACCTATGGATAAAATCAAGCCAGCTCTCTCAGGTGAAGACAAACCAGAAGACATGGGAAAAGCAGTAACAGACCCTAAAGATGCTACTGACCCAGGTAAAGAAGCTTCTAAAAAATCAAAAGAAGTTTCTGGTGACGCACAACAAAAGGGAGAAGGCAAACCTGACGCAATTCAAAAAATCAAAGAAGAAGACGAAGACGATAAAGAAGATGAGAAAAAGTCTGACAAAGAAGATGAAGACGAAAAAGAAGTGAAAGAAGAAGACGAAGACGAAAAAGAAGATGAAAAGTCTGACGAAGACATGAAAAAAGAAATGATTAAAGCTATGAAGTCAATGAAAAAAGACGAAATGGCTAACATGTATGCTTCTTATCACTCAGCTGCAATGTCCAAAACTAAAGACGAAATGTATAAAGAAATGATGCATGGTATGGACAAAATGAAAAAAGAAGGTATGAAAAAACTTCATGCAGCAGTAATGCCGTCTAAAATGAAAGCAGAGGAAGCTACTGATGCAAAAACTGAGGAAAGACTAAAATCAGTTGATGTTAAAGAGCATGTCGATGCTTTGTTGAACGCTGACGATTCTTTATCGAAAGAGTTTAAAGAAAAAGCTGCTACAATTTTTGAAACTGCTGTTAAGTCTAAAATCAGAGAAGAGATTAAAAGACTTGAAGAAGAGTATCAAGAAGAAGTAAGAACTGAAGTTGCTGATACAACTAAATCATTAACTGAAAAAGTTGACACTTACCTAGACTACGTAACTAGCGAGTGGATGAAAGAAAATGAATTAGCAATCGAAAGAGGCTTAAAAGGCGAAATCGCTGAAGACTTCATATCTGGTCTTAAGCAGTTATTCGAAGATCACTACATCGATGTACCTGCTGAGAAGTATGACGTACTAGAAGCGCAAGCTGATAAAATTTCTAAATTAGAGAAAAAATTAGAGGAAACAATTCAACAAGTAGTTGAGGCGAAGAAATCTGAAGGCGCTCTAATGAAAGAATCTGTTAAGACTGAGGTTTCTTCAGACTTAACTGAAACTGAGATTGAAAAGTTTGACTCACTAGCTCAAGAAGTAGAATATACTGATAAAGAGTCTTATACTGAAAAGTTAAAGACTATTAAAGAAAACTACTTCCCTAAAAAACAAGTTATGAGTGAAACTGCACATGATGAAGTAGAAACTGGCACCGCTGTACAGGCTGACATAGACGGACCGATGGGGGCGTATATTTCCGCTATCGGAAAAGCTGTAAAGAGTGCAAACTAATAAATAGTAGAAAATAAAAAGGAGAAACACAATGTTTCAAACACAACATCTACAAGAAAAGTGGCAGCCAGTCCTAGAACATCCCGAACTACCAAAAATCGGTGATGCGTACAGACGAGCTGTTACTACTTTAATCTTGGAAAACCAAGAGAAATCTATGAAAGAAGATAGATCATTCTTAGGTGAGGCTGCACCAACTAACGCAACTGGTTCAGCTGTTGACAATTGGGACCCTATTCTTATTTCTCTAGTTAGAAGAAGTATGCCTAATCTTATTGCATATGACATCTGTGGCGTTCAACCTATGAGCGGCCCAACAGGTCTTATCTTTGCAATGAGAGCAAGAGCAACTAATCAAACTGGTAAAGAAGCTTTAGCTGACCCATTGATACCTGATCTATCAAACCAAGACGCTGCTGGAAATACTGGTGGCGGAGACCAATCTGGTACTAACCCAGCTGTTCTTAACGATTCACCATCTGCTGGTACATACAGTTTCGTAACTGGTATGACTACAGCTCAAGGTGAGACTTTAGGTGATGGTACAGATGAATTCGCAGAAATGGCTTTCTCAATCGAGAAACATACTGTTACTGCGGTAACAAGAGCTCTTAAAGCAGAATACACTATGGAACTTGCTCAAGACCTTAAAGCAATCCATGGTTTAGACGCTGAGACTGAACTTGCTAACATCTTGTCATCTGAAATCCTAATGGAAATCAACAGAGAAGTTGTAAGAACAATTTACAACACAGCTGTAGCTGGTGCTCAAACTAACACAACAACTGCAGGTATCTTTGACTTAGATACAGACTCAAACGGAAGATGGTCTGTTGAGAAGTTTAAAGGTCTATTGTTTGCAATCGAAAGAGATGCAAATGCTATCGGTCAACAAACAAGAAGAGGAAAAGGTAACATCATCATAACATCTGCTGATGTCGCTTCTGCTCTTCAAATGGCTGGTGTTCTAGACTACACACCTGCGTTATCAACTAACCTAAACGTAGATGACACAACAACTACATTTGCTGGTGTATTAAACGGAAGATACAGAGTTTACATCGACCCATATGCTGCAAACGTAGCTGCTAAACAATACTACGTAGTAGGTTACAAAGGAACTTCACCATACGATGCTGGTGTATTCTATTGTCCTTATGTACCTCTACAAATGGTTAGAGCCGTTGGTGAGAACTCATTCCAACCAAAAATTGGTTTCAAAACAAGATACGGTATGGCTGCAAATCCATTCCATACTGGTACTGTTGCTGCTTCTGCTGAAGGTGCAATTACACTTTCTGCAAATACTAACAAGTATTACAGAAGAGTACAAGTTACAAACTTAATGTAATCTTGGTTGAAAACAACAATTCAAAGAGGGCGCTTCGGCGCCCTTTTTATTTTGAGCATATAAATACTGAGTGGAGTAATTATGACTAAAAGATTAGATATATCAGACGATACTGCTGTTTCAATGCCCGTTAGAAACATGCTCGCCATAATCGGAGCGGTGGCTGTCGGAGTATGGGCTTATTTCGGAATCCTAGAGCGTATTACCATGTTGGAAACAACAAGTGTATTACAAGAAAAAGATATCAACCAACACGTTGAAAGAATAGAAAACGAAGTTATTAAGAATTCAGAGTTTAGAATCAAATGGCCTCGAGGTGAAATGGGAAGTTTGCCAGCTGACTCAGAGCAATTTATGCTCATCGAAGACATTTATAGCACGCTAGAAAAAGTTGAAAAACAATTAGAAAGCATGATGCATAATAAAGTGAATATTGAATTTCAATCAAAACAACTTTCTAAAGCTTTAGAAGATATTGAAATACTAAAAGATAAAGTGAGACAAAACGGAAACACTATTAAAAACGGAGACTAATATGATAGAGGTAGTAGTAGCTCTTTTGATGATTATAAATGGTGAGATTAAGGAGCATAGAATACAAGAGTCGATGGCTGCTTGCTTAAAAGGTAAGCGTATAGCTGAAAGACAACCAACCATGTCCGTAAGATATCAATGTATAAAATCTAAAGCAGAGCTAGAAAAAAACATCGATGGGTCATGGGGAATTAAAGCAATTATTTTGGAGAACCAAAACTAATGTCGTTAGAAAGACAACCAACAACTTTAGATTATGCATCACCTACACAATTTAGGTTGGTGATTAATCAGTTACCAAAAGTTCAGTTTTTTACTACTGCAGCTAATTTACCAGGTATTAATCTTGGAGAAGCAGTATTTCCTACACCACTAAGACAAATACCAATACAAGGTGATGACATAACTTTTGAAAATTTATCAATATCTTTTTTGGTAGATGAAAATTTAGAAAACTATAAAGAGTTACATGATTGGTTAATTGGTATTGGATTTCCACAATCTAGAAAACAATTTAAAGACTTTAGATCAAACAAAGCAGTAGTGTCTAACGTAACAAGAGGTACTACTAATGATATTGCTAAGGTTGGATTATCAACACCTGCTAATCCAATGTCTTCAGATGCGACTTTGACTATACTATCAAACAAAAATAACCCCGTTGTAGAGGTAAGATTTCAAGAACTATCACCCGTTGCGTTAGGAGCGTTAAACTTTGACCAAGAAGCTACAGATGTTCAGTATCTTAAAACTACATGCGATTTCAATTACAAGTACTATGAAATAGTACCGCTAACTTAGGAGTTGACAAATGAACTGGTTAAAGAGTATAATAGTAAAATTATTAAAAATTAAAGTATGTGAGTGTAATAATTGTGCCTGTGAAATGGGAAAAGATAACTGAGTTATATAAAGATACTCAAAATCATTATTGGGACCATCCTTTAGAACAATACGAAATACTTAATAATCTTTTTAAGAATATTGAGACTGTTAAGTGTATTGGGGGTGGGCCTAATATAGATTTTTTTATAGCACAAACAGACAACAATGTAAAACAATGTATCAATATTGACAAGCACTCACATTTTTTACATTACAATTTACATCTTAAACATAAAGAATATAAAGAATTATTTTCATATAAAGGTGAATATGAATTTATTGTTAAAGATGCTAGAGAAATACCTGTATTTGATAAACCTTACGATGTAATAATTGATAACCTTGGGCCCAATAATGAGCTAGATTATACCTTGACAAATCCCCCAAAAATCTATATAATCAATCACAATAAATGGATTGAAAATTTTCAATGGTGTGTTGATTTTAATAACATAATGCCCATGCAGTTTGCAACAAGAGAAAGTTGTTTTTATAGTTTTGAATACATAAAACCTATTAACGAACATTATAATGTTATTGACAAAAAATTTAAGATTAAAGACCGATGGATACCATTGATACTAAGAGATAAAAATAATGACGTTGGATGAATTAAAAAAGTTAGTATATAAAGATTTACCTGTAGATAAAGAACATTTAGATACAGAGAGTTTACGTAATCAAGATTTATACGCAAAATATTTAGATTATAAAACTAACTTTGAATTCTTATTAGCAAAAGCAAAAGGTGAATATACAAAACTATACCGAGACAAATGGGAATACTATGGTGGTAAATCAGATGCTAAAATTTATGCATCAAAACCTTTTGATTTAAAAGTATTAAAAACAGACTTAAACATTTATATTGAATCTGACCAAGAAATTATAGACGCAAAAAATAAAATAGTATATCTAGAAACAACAGTAAAATTTTTAGAAGGTGTCCAAAGGTCAATTCAATCTAGAGGGTGGGATATCAAAAATGCGATTGAATGGCGAAAATTCGAAGCTGGAATGGTTTAATCCAATAGCACAAATGGCAGACGAGGAATATTCATTCCTTGATAATTTCATAAAAACAAAAACAAATGACGATATCTTAGAGATAGGTCAAGGTGGTTCTACTGTTATATTATTAGACGCAACAAAAGATACTAATAGAATGGTATACTCTATTGATATGAAATTTAAATTAAAAGATACTATGAAATATTTACCTCTATCATATGTTGAAAGATTAAAATTTATTCAAGAAGATTCTACTACTCTTAATTTAAAAGAAAAATTTGGTTGCATATTGATTGATGGTAATCATACTTTTCAAGCAGTTAGAAAAGATACTATGAACTTTTC